ATTGGTTCCCATGTGTGCTTACCTGCAAGATAAGATCTGCTGTTGTAAGCGTCGATTGTCATTTGATCAAAAGAGATATTAGGACGAGTAACGTCTACTACTTGTCTAGTGATCTCTCTAATTCCATCCGGACCTCCAGTTGTTCCAAAGTTTTCAAATAAAACTCTAAAACGATATTGTAGTTTAGGCATTAACAATGAACTGTTGCTGCCGCCTCCATCTTCTGTGGGGATCGAAATATTTGTTAAGGTTGTAATTGGCATTCTTTTCTCCTGTTACAGTAGTATTTATGCATATTAGGGTGGGGTTAATGCCCCACCCATAAAGTACGCATATTATCCTAGAGCTGCAATTTCTCCTGTATTCTTAAGTCTTAATGGAATGTAAATAAATTCAATTGCTTTAACTGGTTCAATTGCAATATCTAGATACAATTCATTTCTATCAATTCTAGCAGGAGTATTGTTTGATTCGTCACAAACAACTAGGAAGTCATATAGTGCTCTCAAACCTACAAGTTCAATTAACAATTGATCAGCTGCTGATTTGATTTGGTCACGTGTGATTTTGTCATTTGGTTCAAACAAGTATGGTCTTGCTAGTAACTCCAACTGCCCACGTAGGTAGACAACTAACCGTGCTACGTTTACACGATCCAATGCACTTGCATTTCTTGCACGAGTCTTTTGACCAAATACAACTAGCCCAGCGCCGCTTATAAATGTAATTGGGTTAATACTATTGCTATACAAAGTATCACGTTGTCCTGTGTTAAGAGCAATTCCTACAAATTCGCCTTCGTTGTTTACGTAACCTGAACTTGTAGCATTTGTAACTCCGCCGCGTCTAGTACCTGCAGGTGCAAACCAGGGGAATGCCACTTGATCGTTTAATACTAGAGTTCTTAGTGCCATATGACTCGGAGGTACAGCAACGTTATTACCGAAATTATCACTTGAGAAGCCCCATGGATAATACATACCTAAGTATTCGTCTCTGCTTACTGCACCTATGTCATTGTCTTCAAGTGCTCCTCTAATGTTATTTGCCCACTCGTTTAGTGAAGTTGCATCAGGTGTTAATCTTGCTGGTGTATCACCTACAACAAACGCCGTTAATCTGCGATCGTAGTTTAGTGTAATCATTTCACCTATTAACTCTGGATAACCTGGAGTAGCAATTAAGTTGAACTGACGTGATTCTTCATCACGAATGTCTTGATTGCTGTTTACAAGTGCCTGCAAGGATTGTACAACTGATTTACGCTGTGCAAAACGTCCGAATGTACCAGACCCGTCTGGGTTGTTACCCGAGTCAGTAACCCATCTATGTGGATAATAATCTGCCATTGGCTCGTCAATTACATCAGCCGGATCAGCACTGTTAGGATCGTCTACTTCATAACGGATATTTGATGTATCCACATCAATATAGTTACGCTCAAAACGCTTAACATTAAATCCACTTCTGCGTGAATTCCATAGTAACATACCTTTTGGATATAGTGCTGGATCTGGAGCATCTGGATCTAGATAGTCATTTACTAATAGTTCGTCGATATCTGCTGCTTCGTATGGTCCAGACGTTGCACCGCCAGATGTACTCCAACGTGCATCAGCAAACAAAATGCCATTTTCTGTTGTTTGATCAGTTTTGTCAACTAAAACAAACTCTTCAGTAGTACCGTTATAACGGTAAACTAATGGAAAATTTTCTAAATCAGCAGTGCTGACCCAAAGATCGCCATCTACCAAAGGAGATGTATCTGATTGTTCTGTTGGTCTAGATGCAGAAACTATTGGTCCTGTTGGATTGGTATCTGCATAGTCATTGTTGTAATTTTGATATCCTACCCATGTAGTTCCGTTATGAATCATAATATCTACATCATCAACTGTTGAATTATACCAACGCTGGCCTGATGTTGTCAACGCTAGAGGTTCAGTGTTAGATGCAGTGTATTCTAATGGCTTCCAGTTTGATGCAATCCAGCCATCTACCGATACTGACCATCCGTCGCTGTCGGTATCTGGCGCTCTATAAAGATTAGGTGTAGCTGTAGCAGAGTTGCTACTATCGCCTAGTAAACCAATGTAGCCCATTGCTGTTAAAAGTCCATCTGTATCTTTTATGCGCATATCGCCACCGGTTTTGTGTTCAATTACAACTTTGTTAGCTGCATTTACATAAGCAACTACATTTGTAAAATTAGCAGCGTTGATAGCACCTGCAATAGTGTCTGCATCTGCTGATGTGCCGCCTGCTATTGTAACACTTACTGTTTTATTTGATAATGTAGAACTATTTACTGTTGTTTCTGCAATATCAAATGTGTATGTTCCTGTAGTAAGCTGTGATTCAATCTTTGCCGAAGCAATAGAAGTCGGATCATTTGAAACTCTATAATGTATTTTGAAATCTGCAATAGTAGGAGTTAATTCATCTACATTAGCTTTAATATACAGATCGCCTGCAAGTAAATTTGCGCCGCCGCCGGCTGCATCTAAATTAAACAGTGCAGATTCATTTGTAGTATACATCGGAGCATTTACATTGTTCCATAGTTGTGTATCGTCATTGTACTGTTTAATTCTCCAGTTTGCTCCTGCATTAGGAGTGGTTGTTTTTACCCACAAACTTCCTGTAGGTGCTGGAACAGTATCAGTTGTTTTGTATGTAGGAACACTAGTGTGTGGAGCAATTGTTAACCGAGGAATACTATATGTCCCATTTAATATGCCTGTGCCACCATCTGCTGAATCAGCTAAACCTGTTAATGATCCAGTTCCGCCACCGATTGCAATAAGTCCATCTGCTGTAACACCGTCTGATGCTGAAGTACTGTCACCATAAATTTCAAGTACGCCGTCAACTGCTGCTGCACTTACTCCTGTTATGCCTGCACTGTTAATATTTCCTGCTAGTGCAGAAATAGTCGTGCCTGCTAGTGTTACAGTAGTCCCATTTATTTCAATTTCATCGCCGTTGTTCAAAACAGGATTTCGCTTCGTGCCTTTTACAGTTGGCCAGCTAGCTGCCCATTTATCACTACCAACACTTACCCATTCACCTGCATTTACTCCATTAGCATTACCAGTTGCTTTATAAAACAAACGGTTCATATCTGAAGTAACATCAATAGCGTATTCACCTACAGCTCCAACAGATGCTTTAGGTATGCTGCCATCTAAATCAGTAGATTCAGTAATTACTCTTATTGTTGCAGGAATAAAAGATTGTCCATTGGTTGTGGTTACTGCTTCTCCATTCCATTCTAGGATGCCAAAAGTTGTGTTTGCAGTGTCAAACCAATAAGCCCCGTCAGCAGGTTCTCCACCTGGTGCGGTTGCACTAGGAGCAAGTTCTGATAAATCAATATCTGCTCTGACTACGTAAGCACGGTTTGTTACGCCTAATAATGAATATGCCGTATTCAATCCATATTCATTTAATTCTCCTGCATGTATCATGTTGCCATTGTTATCTGACTCAAATACTGCATCTCCAAATAAATCGCCTAGTTCTCTTTGACTAGTGACTAAGTAAGCCTTACCAGCATTTGCTGCAAGTGTGGCTTGAGCAACACCACTACCAGACGCCTTTGTTTTGTTAGCTGATGTTGCAACAAATATAATCGGTACTGTAGCAGCTGCCCCTGGTGTGTAGAATGATTCGTCAATTACGTTGACTTCTACGCCTGGTGATACTAATGCCATTTTTTTTCTCCTGTTGGATAATGTTCTCTACTAGTATTTACCAATATAATCTAAAATCATACCTAATATCAACGAAAAAAAGGCACCAAAAAGGTGAGGTAAATACTGTATGAGGCCATTATGTACATGCGGACAACGTCCTGCTGCTATAAATTACAAAAAAGGAAACAGAACTTATTATCGTAAGCTCTGCGAAACATGTCTACGTAACGGTGCAGGACATGGTGTTCCTAAATGGAAACAAAGAGGTTATAAAAAGAAGGATGAATGTGAAAAGTGTGGTTTTAAATCGAAACACTCCGAACAATTTAACGTGTTTCATATAGACGGTGATTTGAACAACTGTCGACCTACAAATCTAAAAACTATTTGTGCTAACTGTCAGCGAATTCTGCAAAAAAATGGTGTCCGGTGGAGGCAGGGAGACTTAACCCCTGATTTTTAAAAATAGTACGCATAAGAATTGCTACGTTCTTTTCTAATCTTGCCAAGTCGCTATTATTGTCAATTGTATAATCACACATCCATTGTTCAATACTCATAGAACTAGGATCTTCTGTAGGCAAGTGATCTGTTCGATCCACCCAAATAGCATAATCAAATATTTCTTCATTTTGCATTGCAAAGAATTCTCGTTTATTACGTAATCCGCAATAAATGTTGTGTTCGGCAAACAAATTACGCCCTAAACGTGCTAGGTCATCTTTGCAGTAATCATGAATCATGTTGTACCATTCAGTACGATGATTATGACGATCTAAATAACATTCTTCCTCATTGGCATAACCGTACTTGTCTTTCAAATTCCTAAATATAAAAAGTTCTGAACAAAACTTTGAACTTGATTGAAATGTGTAGCCGTATTTTTCTAATAATTCACAAACAGTATCTTTGCCGTGACGGCCGTGTCCGACTACAAGTAATTTAGGTAACATTCAGTATCCTCTTTATATTATTGCTATATTATAATATATTTGTGTTTACGTGTCAAGTTTTTTTAAGACAAAAAACGCTCCTCCTGGTTCTAACAGTTGAAGTTTTTCTTGCATAGCGTGTTGTCTGACAGCCTTAACTATTTGTGGGAAACGTTTATGATTGAAGTCATCTCCGCAAACTATAGGAACATCTTTAAAAATTTGCAGCCAAGTGCTTACTGCTTCGTATGAATGATCATCATCAAGATAAACAAGATCAAAATCTTTAGTAAACATTTCACTGTTTATCCAATCTTTACCCTTCATATGCCATATTGTTTTGATAACGTTTTTATTTGGATGTTGTGATATTAACTGATCGAATATATCTCTATGAGATAAATTTTTTGTCTTTTTTGCAATTTTATTAACTTTCGACCATTTTCTTAGAAAATACTTTTTTCTTAAAGAAAAGTTGTCTAATATATTATATTCTGTACTAGAAGGTAAAACATCTAACCAAGCCCATGTGCTACGTCCCCAGCCACATCCAATTTCTAAAACTTTTGGATTTTTAGGTAAAAGATCTGCTATATTTTTATATTCTTTATGTTGGTCAGTGCTAGTCCAACCAGGTACTTCGTCTGCTGTTTTTATAATATCGAAAATACTCATTTCGTTATCCATACATTGTCTGGCCCTATATCATATTCAAAACCGCAATCTTTGATTGCATCTTGAACAGGAAACATATTGATATCATGCCCTGTCAAACCATTGGTTGTTTTCAATAGAGGAGCATATGCCTTTATATCTTTGACAACATTTTTATATGTATGACTTGCATCTATAAAGACAAAATCAAGTTGTTCTGTAATTTTGATAGATTGATTTTCGCTTAGGCCTTCTAAAACAATTAGTCGTTCGCCATATTTATTTTTTATATCTATGTTGTAGAATTGACTTATATCTTTATCGACACTATACATTTTTAAATTAGGATTATTATCTAACAAATAGAATAATGTGCGTCCAGTTCTTGTACCAACTTCTGCGCCTATTTTCCATTTGTTCTTTTTTACTAGATAATCTAAAAAACACTCGCGGCGATTTTCTCCTTGCCAAGGAATCGAAGTTTTACAATTGACATCTATTTTAATCTTATATTTCTTTGACATTAACCAATAAGGAATCCATAACCGGTGCCGCCTGGGACAGCTAGCGAAACTTCTGCTTCTAGCTTTTCCATTTCAGCCTGTGCCTCTGCCTTAAGGGTATCACCGTTGAGAGTACTTCCTCCTTGAGGTCCAGCAATAGTTGCAAATTTTGAACGTGCTTCACCTAGCATATATTTACAACCAGCAAGTGTATAATCTTTAATCCACTGCACAGCAAGATAATCATTTAATAATTCTGAGTCAGGTCTATAATTATAGCAATATAATAAAAGTTCTTCTTCTGCTCTAGGACGTTGTAGTAGTGTTAATTTTTTTTGGGTAGAATTCCAAGTAAATTCAATAAATGATCCAAACATACGTCCTACAAGTTCTTGGTGTTGCGAAAATAAATCGTATGTTGCTAGTCCGCCCATTTTAGAACTAGATAGTAAGTATGTATTAGTATAGGCTAAGTTGAATGGTTCAAACAAACTGCCGCCGTCACCACCGCCTGTTCTTGAGCCAATCGATCTACGAAATAGTTTTCTTACTTCAATAACTTCATTTGGCAATACGTATTCATTTTGATCTATTACGGTTGTTAAAAACATATAAGATTCTTCAACACTATTGTCTGAACGCTGTCTAAATCTAGTGAGTGCCTTAGTTAATGCTGTTTGATAATGTATAGGATCTAATTCAACATCTACCATACCACCGCCTAAAAAGGTGTTTACATAATCAAATATTTCTTGCTTTTGTGTTGCTAAATCTGCCATAGAAGTTCTCCGTATAGTATTTATCGCTAGCGATAAATATGTATATGCCAAGACTATCTTTATATAAACCAGAACGCGGCAATGATTATCATTTTTTGGACAAACAAATCCAAGAAATGTTTACTGTTGGCGGGACTGATATCAATATACACAAATATTTAGGTCCTAA